ACATTCAAACGTCAACATTTGTGTTCATACTGTAACACTGTTGAAGAAATTATTAAATTTGTAAGTTATCTTAACGGAAAGGGTGGGATTCGAACCCACGGAAGCTTTCACTTCGCCAGTTTTCAAGACTGGAGCCTTCAACCACTCGACCACCTTTCCAGTGGAAGGTTCAGCGAACCTCAAAATCCAAACGCTTTACTTTGCGTTGGCGTCTTGCCTCTTGCCAGGCAATATCTTGTGAAGTCAGAACATTTGATTTTTGTTCTTTCTGAATAGAGTTTAACATAACAACTCTTGATAGGTCAAGAGCTGAAATCTTATCTCCACGTATTGTTGCCATATTAGGGCAACCACAAGTTACTGTTTTTGAATGGTGTCCTATTATTTCTTTATTGCAATCTTTGCATCTTATAGAAATCATTTTTCTTCATCCCTGTCTTATTCTGTAAAAGACCTTAAGAACCAAATAAATTTACCATGTGCTTCATTTAAATCATCTAAAAGATTTGTTGTTCCTCTAGATTTCAATTCTTCAGAAATTTCTGCTGCTTCATTAAACATTTCAATAATGGTTTTATGATCATCATATAAATCTTGAATCATTTCCATTTCTGTTAATCCACTTTTTGCTTCCGAAATTTTAGAAACCTCAGAAACTCTAGACAAAGCACTAACAGGTTTTGCTCCTAAAAATCTAATATGTTCCGATACTCTATCTATCTCTTCAAATAGGGCATTATACTGTTCTCCAAACAAAGTATGAATTTGATAAAAATCAGGTCCAGTAATATGCCAATGATAAACCCAAGTCTTTTGAAATAAAACAAAAAGGCTTGCTTGAGTATCAGATAGAATCTTATAAAGTTTTTCCATTATACTCTTTTTTGAGTATTTATGCAAGTGGGCGATGACGGGATCGAACCGCCGACGTACACGGTGTAAACGTGCCACTCTACCGCTGAGTTAATCGCCCTTAGGCTCCCCCGCCTGGACTCGAACCAGGGACATAAGGATTAACAGTCCTCCGTTCTACCGACTGAACTACAGGGGAATAAAGGAAGTTACTGGACTTACACCAGTTCAAAGGGCATTGTCTGCTTGTCTCGTTTCTTTGACTTAACTTCCTTTGGCGTCTACCTAGTTAATCGCTAGGGACTACCAAGAGCGGGTAACCGGGTTCGAACCGGTGATTCCAACTTGGAAGGATGGCGTGTTACCGCTACACCATACCCGCTTATAGGACAATCATAAACTATTTTAGTTTGATTGTCAAGTGCGAGAGAAGGGACTCGAACCCTTACACTTTTCAGCATTGCTTTCTAAGAGCAACGTGGCTACCAATTACACCACTCTCGCTAATGATTGTTTTGATGAGAATGTTTCTGTCTGCGAATGACAGTTTGGACAAAGTAATCTTAAATTACAAGGTCTATTATCATAACATTCTCCATTTATATGGTCAACTTGCAATCTTAAAGGTTTGCCATTCCAAGTAGAAGGAACTCCACATTCAGAACAAAAATTACCTCTTTCTTCTACAAGTAATCTATGTAAAATGCCTCTTTTACATTTTTTAGTTTTATGTAGATAATATTGTTCCAAAGATAAATGTTTATTTTGACCTCCGCAAGTTCTTATCTTTGAAGTATAGTCTGGTTTATAATTTGGAATCCACTCTTTTGTCCTGGAACGAAGAGTATCATATTTGCAATTAAATTCAACACAGATATCAGTTGGAGATTTTTCTCCACTCAACAAAGATTTTATAATATATTCTTTGTTATTATCTAAATCTGTTCTTTTTCTCATAACGGTAGACTTGCTAGTATTATTTATAAGCGTATCTACCAGTATTTTAGATGGAGTAAGCGTAATATACCTCAAGGATATAACAGAGGCTTACTCTCTATCTTACCACGGCATTCTGGTTTATCTTTCCAGCGCAAGTGGTAACGGGCTAGGTTGGATTCGAACCAACGACTCACGCTTTAGAAGAGCGTTACTCTGTTCCACTGAGTTACTAGCCCATAAAGTAGGTTCCTATCGCCGCCATTCCTGAACCTACCGAAGGGGAATGCCGCAGTTGATTTCTCAACTTTTATATAATACCAGTTTAATATTCAGTTGTCAAGGTGGGCAGGGAGGGATTTGAACCCCCGTAGGCAGAGCCAGTGGATTTACAGTCCACCTCCATTAACCACTCGGACACCTACCCGATTCTTCTATTGTACAGGTTCTTTAGGACAATCGTCAAGCCATGGAGCACATAACCTCATTTCACCTCCTAATAATTTTTGAGCCTCAGAGTTATCTGGAGCTTTCTCGATTAACCGTGGCAAAGGTACTCTAGGTGGTTCTGAACCTCTTGTCAAGTCCTCATAGTCTCTGATGGCCCTGTCTACATCTCTTTCAACTCTTCTCTTTACGACATCAGGATCTTGAAGCAAAACGTCGTTGATTATGGTGCCTGGGAACAGAGACCTCTGAACCTCATCTAGAAGGTCCCAGAGACGCTCCTGAGGCGCTCCAGTGCATTGGGAGAGGGTTGCTACAATAGCACTCAATACGGCGCTTATAATGATTAACTGCTTCTTGTCAGGTCTCTTCTTGCCAAAGTTAAAATTGAACATAAAAAAAGAGGAGTAGCAATTGCTCTCCTCTATTTATTATTCGGTTGTTATATTTTATTGTATCAAACTTCTACCGTGATCAGTTTGGAAGCATACTGATGAGCATACGAAGTGCGGGCACCGTGATGCCCCCAACCAATCCAACTATACGCATAGTTCATATAGCGGTCGATTGATTTACCAGGAGTTTTCATCTTCTCCTCAATCTTTTGCCACTGAACTTCAGTCGTTAGATAACGAAGTTGCGTATGAAGTGTCGATGGAGAACCACCAAACTTCTTAGCAAAATCACCCAATCCATAATATCTGTTGGCAGATGTCCATTGGATCAGTCCATAACCGCCGTAGCAGTTATGCCAACTGGTCCTGCTACCACCTTCACAAATATTAGGCACGAACATAGATTCCTGCTTAATATTGCCCATAATAGTAGCAAGGGCGTTTCTGTCTTTAATACCACGATCCTGGAAAAAATCCAAGGTAGCATTCTCATATTCATTACACCCTTTACAAATTAGCCTTTTTTCTTTTGGCTTCGGAATTGCAACCTCGCGGATTGCTGTTGTCTCTGGTTCAAACTCTTTGATAATTGAATAAGGTTTCGCATCCACTGGGGGAGGAGGACCTTGCAGTTTATAACTAGAGAAAGGCACCGTACTGGTTGTAACCGTTGCCAGAAGAGGCAGGGCTACTGTAAAGAAATTTTGCACTAGATTTAATTGAACTCTACATCCGTATAGGTAAAGGAGAGGTTCCCCTTCTCAGGGGCAGTACCCACGGCTCTAAATCAAACTCAAAGTCTCATTATGAGAAAACCCACCTTTCAGTGGGTTATTGGCATAATAAGTTTTTATTTAGATTTTGTCAAGTATTGGTTTACCGAACATCTACTTCTTGATCTCCCCACCCTTCTTCCTCTAGACAGAGATAATCTAGTTCCTCCGTACCTTCAGGAATATTGATCCATTCATCAAATTCAGCAAGAAGTGCCCTAGCATTTTTATGTCGATCAGCTTCGTGAAGAAGTTCAATTTTTTTAATTGCCCAATCACGAACTTGTGCCACAGGTTGACTTTCAATCTGGGTTTCCATAATAATCTTTTCGGAAGTACCTGTTGAGGATGTTGCTATTGTAGTATCTTGGTACTCCGCTGTCAAGGGATTCTGTGAGGACATTGTGTGCAAAGAGTTGTCGAGTCTCTTCAAAATTTGTTTTGCCCTTGGTTTTATGTAACGATAAAATAATGCGTTTAAAATTTTCCTTACCATATTTTTCTACGTCTTCTTTGAGTTCGGGGCAGGAACCGTAATACTTTTTCCAATCAGACTCTGACTTAACCTTTCTAGATTTTCCTCTTGGTGTGCGGAAACTCCAGAAATACTTTCGACCAATATAGTCACGATTAGTTTTACTGCAATGAATGTGATATACAAAACCAAAATAATCTTGAATATCACCTGAACCAAATACCTCTCCATTATAGGTCCAAGGATTTTCATAGTCAATATCTGTACTCATCAATAATATCTAAAACTTCATTCAGGTATTTATGAGCAAGACCTTTCATATCCATTTCTGGTCTTATGTGGTCTTTATGGAGTTTATCTTTCAATTTTAAAATACGAACTTTAAGTTCATCTTTATCAAGTTGATTTTTAGGCATGAAAAAAGAGGAGTTTGACCTCCTCTATCTATACAAAAGTTAATTGTCTTCACCTAACCATTCTTTACAATAGTCATAATCTCCAAACATAAACTCATCACATTCTGCTGCATCTTTGTATGCATTCAGGATTGCTTCCTCACACCATTCATCATAATTGGAATCCTGCGAAAGTATTTTTGGTAACATCTTGTTTGATTCCACCTACTACATATGATTCTACCTCCGTTTCCTGGGGAGCAACCTGGAGACCTTTGGAGGAAATCCAGTGCTGAGTCCAAGGAAGTGGGTTGTTGTTTGCTGAAATGTCGTATTGAGGTTTTAGCCCAAT